ATTAATGATTACAGTCTATTTCGTTAGAGATGGTAAAAAAATACCAGTAGAAGTAGAAGAAGGTAATACTCTTATGGAAGCTGCAAAGTTTTTTTCAAGTGATAGTGTGCCTGAAATATCTGCTGACTGTGGTGGGGCTTGTGCCTGTGGCACTTGCCATGTTTATATAGAAGAACCATGGAAATCTATAATTGAACCTATCAATATGGATATGCCAGAGATAGACTTATTAGAATACGAAGAAAAGTATAAAGAAAATGTTAGTCGATTATCTTGTCAAATTGAACTAACATCAGAACATGATGGATTAATAGCAAATTTAATATGAGACCACAATCAGCAAAAGCAAAAGGCCGTAGATTACAACAAGAATTTAGAAAATTACTCATTGAAAAACTAAACATACATCCAGAAGATATCGAAAGTAGATCAATGGGTGCTGGTGGTGAAGATTTAATCATGGCCAGGGCTGCACGAATAGCATTCCCATATAGTATTGAGTGTAAAAATGTTGAAAAATTAAATGTATGGGAAGCATATAAACAAGCAAAAGAAAATTCAAAGAACTATGAGCCTCTTGTAGTAATGAAAAAAAATAATCAGAAAGCATTAGTCGTTCTTGACGCTGAACACTTTGTTCAAATCTATCAAGACTGGACTCATGATGTCACCAACAAGGATTAAGTCAAAAATTTAATTTGTCTAAATAGGATTAAGTAATGCTAAAATAGCTTTACTTACTCCGAAATTTGATTTGATATCTCAAACTTCAAACACTAGGGCGTGAAAGATGACACAAGTAAGAAATATGCTTCACGCTGTTTCAAAGTGGTGGTATGATAATGTATCTAATAGATATGAACCCTCAAAACACTATTTTAGAGGCAGATTGAGTGATTGGCATAAAGAAGAACAAAAGTAGAACAAAATTGTATCAATTTCACGCCCAAGGTGTGTCTAAAGTGTTTCACATACTGAAACAAATCTAAATACCCTCAAAAACCCTTGATTTTATTGACTTTTTTAGACCATTTTTTTATGGAATAATGCTTGCAATATGACCAAATCTCTGATATATTATAGATATGAAACATAAAGAGAAATACAAAATGGTGTTCAAAACCCATGACGGTGAGTGGCATACTCATTCTTCTTATGACTACAAAGAAATTGTAGGTTATAAAAATAAACTTCTTAATGCTTATACTTGCTCTGATATTAAGATTTTTCACTACGAGTTAGTGGGTCTTAACATTGGTCAACCTAGATGTGTGTTCAACGCAGAAGGTTTGATCGACTATCAAACTGCTGTTGAGGATGTGGAGAGAATGTCTCCACATATGTTTTAATATGAAATTATCTAATACAAAAACACAAAAGGGTCGAGATGTTAAAGTTGGTGTCTTGACACCTAAATCAAGAAATACAGTTTTAAAACAAATTAAAAAGTCTGGCAAAAAAGCTAGACGATTACAATCTAAATTAGACGTTAGATTTTTTGATTGGTGGTACGCTTAATGGCATTTCATGTAGTTTATTCTAGACACTATTGGGATTACGAAGATGGTAATGGTACTTTTGATAATTCATGGACCATTTATAGAAATGTGCCATATTCTGAGCTCTTCAAAATGAAAGACGCTATACCCTCTCTCAAAGAGAATGCCGATCAAGTTTATGCAGACTATGAGGCAAAAAGAGATTTCAAAACTGATCCGAAACAGTTTTATAAATCAGAAGTTTTTATTGTAGATGATGAAGAATACTTTTGGACTTATAGTGATGAGTTCGATCTTCACGATACACCTCATGCCGATTCAAGTTATTATCACGATTACGGTCAAAATATTCCGTTTATGTTATTAAAAGATTTTAAAAATGAACAATCGGTAAAGAGTGCTTGACTATTTTATTGATTTGTAGTATAATAAGTAATAAAGACATATGAAGAAAATATTATTATTAAGTTTTGTTTTAGTAAGTTGCTCGTTTTCATTTAAAACAGAAGCAAACGATTACAATACTGCCACAGGTGCTCATATAATTACAGAGACACTAAAAGGCACAGATATGAATTATAGTGAAATACTTAATTCAGAAACACAAAGATTGATACATGGTATGTCATTAGATATTATTGATGTAATATTTAAGAGTATGCCTAGTATATTAGATAGTATTTCAGCAGAGTTAAGATTACAGGCAGATAAAGATTATAAGTGTGCCTTACAATCAGATGAATATAAAAACAAGGAGTGTAAGTGATTAAATATATGATATTTTTAGGTGTGGTGACCTTTCTTTTATTATGGTGTCTATCTAAATTTGCAGGTTTATAATGGGTATATTTTATACATCATTTAAAAAGAAAAAAGTAAATAAGTTGCCTAGAACTAAAAGTTTATTAGAGGCCAGAGAGAATCATAGAAAATATCTAATTAGTTTAGGTATTGATCCTGATAGAAAAATAAATAAAAAGAACTTTAGAGTTATACCTAACTGGTGGGAAACAGGTAAATCTGCCGCCGTAGCTCAGCAGGTAGAGCAGTTGATTTGTAATCATCAGGTCGGCGGTTCGATTCCGTCTGGCGGCACCAGAAAGATTGGTGGCACTAAACCACATCATAACTGGCGATTAGAAGAAAGTAGAAATTTCACAGTTGCACCTGCATACAACAAAGGCGCTTATCAAGTTATACCTAAAAGTGAAATAAAAGATATAGGAAAATGAAAATAAATACTTTAGTCATAGGATCAGATCACCGAGGTCTAAATTTAAAACAACGACTTTGTGAATGGTTAACGCCACGCTTTCTGATAGCCAACATACATGATGTAGGTGCTCATACAGATGATTCTGTTGATTATCCAGACATTGTAAAAAAGTTTGCAACAAAAAAGAAAAAATATTCACATGGTATACTTATTTGTGGATCTGGATTTGGTGTATCAATCGCAGCTAATAGACACAAACATATTCGTGCTATCGTAGGTCGTTCAGTTAAAGATGTTCGTATGAGTAGAAAACATAACGACACCAATGTTCTATGTATAGGTGCCGATTTTACAGGCACTTGGCAAGCAAAGAGATTGATTCGTGCCTTTTTTAACACAGAGTTTGAAGGCGGTAGACATAGTAAGAGAATACAAAAAATATCATGAAAGATCCATTTAGACCATTTATATACTCAACACTATTATTAATAACATTAATATTATTATCAACATATGCTTTTGGAGGATAAAGTATGATTACAATTTACAGTAAACCAAACTGCACATATTGTGAAAAGGCTAAATATCTTTTAAAAAATCTTGGTTTAGATTACGAAGAAAAAGTTGTTTCAAAAGATTTATCTGTTGAAGAATTATTTGAAGTATTAGGTAAACAAGTAAGAACTATACCTCAAATTATTATGAACGATAAACATATCGGTGGATATAATGAACTAAAAGAACACTTTATCAATGAAGGTAAAATAAACTTCAAGGGCGAAAAGATTTAGCAAAAAACATAAATAGTAGTATGATAGATTTTCAACAATACATCAATGAAGGTGTATATGACCCTAATATATTCAAAGCATTTTTTCTAGCAGGAGGCCCAGGTTCTGGTAAATCGTGGGTGTCTGAAAGAGCATTATCAGGTATGGGTTTAAAAGTTATCAATAGTGATAACGCATTTGCTCGTGCTTTAGAGAAAGAAAAAATGTCATTGAATTTTGCCACGCAAGACGCAAAAGAAATAGCAAGGCGTGATGAGATTAGGGCAAAAGCAAAAGCAAGAACTGGCACACAATTAAAACTTGCACTAGAGGGTCGTTTAGGTCTTATATTAGATAGCACAGCAAGAGATGTTACAAGAATAGAATCAGAAGCAAATACACTAAAACATTTAGGATATGATACGTTTATGGTATTTGTAAATACAAGTTTAGAAGTTGCTCTTAAAAGAAATCAAATGAGAGCAAGAAAACTACCAGACGCTATCGTAATCAGTAGTCATAAACAAATACAACAAAACATAGGTAAGTTACAAAGAATATTTGGCTCAAATAATTTTCTTGTGGTTGATAATAACAAAGTTGCTGAGGATGTAAATCCTAAAGTACACAAATCAATAAGAAGAATGGTAGGTAGAAAACCAACATCATATCAAGCAGTATCATGGATCAAAAGAGAACTACAAAAGAGAAAAAGATAGAGAAATCTTTTGATGAGCATTGGGCAGAAGAAGAAAAGCTTTTAAAAATGAGCTACGAAATGTCTAAACAATGGAGAGAGATGAGACTTAATAAATCACCTGCAAAAGAACTTGTAGATAGATGTGAAGGTAGATTAAAAGACAATGGGTAAATTAATTAAGTTTCCTGCTCATAGAGTTGTTTATAATAGACCCGAACCTGAGATAACAGAAGAAGAAGCTTTACAAATAAAACAACATAAATTTATAGAGCAAATAACTGAACAATTAACTTTAGATATTATTCATGTGCTTCAAGATAATGTTGTTGATACAAAAAGTCATATCTTTTTGAGAGACTTAGCGATGGTGATTGAAACTATCAAATCATTACTAAAAAGAGATTTTGACCAAACACATCCTATGCACGCCATCACAGACGCAATTGCTAAAATACATAATTTACCAGATGGCAGAAAACTTACCGACATTAATTATAGTCGAGTAAGTTGTAAAAAACCACTCAAAGAAAATGTTGAAAAAGAACCAGAAGTAAAGATAGAATTTGATCCAGATATGAACTTGGATTAGTGCTTGACTTTACCATTATAAACTGATATAATAATATTATGATTATCGTAGACCTCAACCAAATAATGATTTCTAATTTGATGGTTCAACTAAATGGTAGAAACGCAGAACCACTATCAGAGGATCTTGTTAGACACATGGTTCTTAATTCACTTCGAGCTCACAATAAAAAATTTAGAAAAGAATATGGCGAGATGATAATCGCCTGTGATAGTAAGAACGTATGGAGACGAGAGTTTTTTCCTAATTATAAAGCAGGTCGAAAAGCAAATCGTGAAAAATCAGATCACGATTGGGACTCTATCTTTCAAATTTTACACATGATTAAAGATGAGATCAAAACTTTTTTACCATACAAAGTTATAGAAGTAGAAACTTGCGAGGCAGATGATATAATTGCTACTCTAATTAAAAGAGTAAAAAGAGTTGTAGGTCCTGCTCATGAAAAGAAGGTACTGATACTATCTGGCGATAAAGATTTTATACAATTACATAGAGAAAATATTAAACAATACAATCCTGTTTTGAATAAATATGTAGGTAAGGGTGAAAACCCTGCTGTGTATCTTATAGAACACATACTTAAAGGTGATCGAAGCGATGGTATACCAAATATACTTTCAGATGATAATGTCTTTATAGAAGGCAGACGACAGAAACCTTTAAGTAAAAAGAAACTAAATAATTGGGTGAATGATGTATTCTTTTACACTCATTTTACCGAAGAAGAAAGTAAGAATTACGATAGAAATCGAAAACTAATTGATTTGAGTAATATACCTCAAAGTATTGAGGATAAAATTAATAATGAGTTTAATGAAGTTAAAGTAGCAACTAGAGATAAAATACTAGGTTACTTTATAAACAAAAAACTTAAAACTTTAATCGAAGTCATTGACGAATTTTAGATTTCGAAAGAACTGTTAAGGAGAACAAAATGGTAATCATAAGAAGAAATCCAGATGGCACAATCGCCAGTAGAGAAGGAGATGTTAATCCTAACACTCCATCACATCCAGCACTAGCAACTAAGAGAGGAATGCAGGCACTAGCAGACGCAGGTAGACCTGTGCCAATCCTCATGAATGAGATTGCTACAAAAGTAAACAATGCAAAAGATAAACCTAGAAAACTTAAAGTTTTAAAAGACAATGATTCTGTGGCTTTAAGACAAGTTTTAAAAGGTGCTTTTGATCCTAAGATAGAATGGTTATTACCAAAAGGTGAAGATATACCATTCAATAAAAATGACGCTCCGATAGGAACAGAGCATACAATGCTACAACAAGAAGCAAAAAGATTATATCTGTTTACAAAGGGTGGTGATAATACTATATCGCAAAATAAAAGAGAAACTTTATTCATACAAATGTTAGAAGGATTGTCTGCTGATGAAGCTGACTTTTTAATAACAGTTGTGAATAAAAAAATCAATAACAAATATAAAGGTTTTACTGCTAATCTAGTAAAAGAAGCATTCAATTGGGATGACAATTTTATGAAAAAAGAGTAAAAAGACAGGAAAATATAGGGGTTAATATTGCAATCTACCTAGGACCCCCTACTAAAAACCCTTGTTTTTCAACAGTTTAAGACACTCTTAAATCGTTGATTTTCAAGGGTTTTTTTATGCAAATTATTCCTAAAAATCGCAGAAAACAAGGGTTTTTTATACCAGAAAGTGCTTGATTTATGTTTTGAATTAGTGTATTATATAATCATAAATCGAAAGGTTACATTATGAATAATATGATAAACGAAGAAAACGGTATCTGGTCAGACTTTGCACTAGAAGGTTTGAAGATAAATAAAAGAAACGAGATATCAAAAAAAATGAACAAAAAATTTAAAGTTACCTGGTTGTCTGGATATGGCGACAACGATGGTGAAACAGCAATTCATTCACTAAAAGAACTTGAAACATGGAATCTTGACGCCTACATGGGTGACGAGTGGGAAAGAGATTTCGAAATGTTAAATGTTGGTGAAGAACTACTTGTTGGTGGACCTTGTGGTCTTGAAGAAGTTAAATACGAAAGGATATCTTAATTATGAAATTTGATAGATACGAAAAAAAGATTATCAAGGCTATCATAGAAAATCGTAAAGGCGTTTATGAAACACCTAAACGAGATAGAACAAGTTATAAACCTTGTAAAGAGTATGACGCAGCTCTTTCTTTGTTTATGAAAAAGGTCATTTATGCAGAAGCACAAAATGAACTTGAAATGGAAGGTCCTGCTACACCGACACCAAAATTTAGATGGTTCAAATGTAGTTTATATAAACCGTATGCGACTAAAAAGGAGTTAAAGAAACTTATCAATGTTTAAAATAACTTTAATGATTGCTCTAATCGCTTTTGGGATTAGTAAGTATAACGAAAGAAATAATTGTACAGATGACGGCTGTCCTGATTTTTATGATGAGATCGAAACACCTGTTTTTGATGAAAGTTTAAGAGGTGATTTAAGAGAGATTGAAAAAGACTGGAAAAAGGCAGTTGTAATTCCTTATAAATCAATTGAACTAAAATATGCTGTGCATAAAGTAGTTCAACAAGAATATAATTTACCTAGTGTTGATACATCATCAAATGAAAATTTTGTAAAATCATTGAATAGTTGTATCAATTATTTGTATGAATATATAGAACCTGAATATCATATACCTAACGAACTAATTATTGCTCAGGCAGTTATCGAAACTGGTTGGGGTAAATCAAGATTTGCAAATGAAGGTAATAATCTTTTTGGTATTAGAACATGGGATAGAGAAGAACCTTATCTATTACCTATACCTTGGACTAAATGGCCTGGGTGGGGTGTAAAAATGTATAGTAGTAAATGTGAGAGTGTTATAGACTATTTACATATACTAAATAATGTATCGGCATTTCAAGAACTAAGAGAGGCAAGAGCAAGGGGTATTAATGACGCTATGATTCTTGCAGATTATCTCTCAAACTATGCCAGTAAACCTACATATACTGAACTAGTGAAAGAGATTATTAAATATAATTTGAGAGGTGTGTATGAATTATAGAATGGACTTATTTTGGCATAGAGCAGCAAACTTATATAAAATGTATCAAGGTGCTGATGATCCAGATTTCAAAAGAATATGGATGGATAAACTACAAGAACTTATGAGAAGTATAAAGAGGGTTGACAAAAAAGAATTAAACTGATATAATAATATTATGAATATATTTTATTTACATAATGATCCAAAAGTGTGTGCTGAACTTCATGTCGATAAACACGTGGTTAAGATGATAGTCGAATATGCTCAATTATTATCAACAGCAAAAAGAATGATAGATGGTGTTAAATATCAAGCACTATCTAAAACAGGTAGAAAGGTACAAAGGTATAGATTACCTAACCCAAATGAAGAAGCAACTGTTTACAAGGCGGTACATTACCACCACCCTAGTGCTGTTTGGGCTCGTTCTTCTACTCAACACTATAACTGGTTGTACAGCTTGTTCAGGGAACTTGGGAAAGAATATACCTACAGATATAAAAAAGACCACAGTACAATTGAACTGCTCAAAGAACTTTTAAAATATCCACCAGTTAATTTAGAAGATAAAGGTTGGCAAGAACCACCACCTGCTATGTCGCATTTTCCACAATGTATAGTGCC